AAGAAAGGATATGGTGGCGGTAAAAAGCCAGGCAAAAAATGAAACGCAAGTTTAAGCCTGTACCTAAATCTAAGAAGGGTGTACCTTTAAAGTATTTAGCAGGAGCCAAAAACAAATCTAAGCGTGAGAGTGAAATCTTACGCACTAGACGATTGTACCGTAAAGGTTTATTATCAGCAGAGATGATGGATCAAATTAGCAAGGAGAGAGCAGGTGGCAGGTAAATACCCAAGTAGTTATACTGCTAAATTCAGTAAATCCACACTTGATAAAGTGTATAAGCGTGGACTGGGTGCCTATTATTCATCAGGTAGTCGTGGTGTGTCTGCACACGCTTGGGCAATGGGTAGAGTACGATCTTTTGTGACAGGTAAAGGTGGTGCAAGAAAAGCAGATGCTGATTTAACGAGGAAAACATAATGGCAAAAGTACCAGTCAATCAAATTATTAAACGCTTTAACGCAGCAAAAGTACGCAAAGATCAATGGGAATCTGTCTATGAAGATTGTTATCGTTTTGCTTTGCCGAACCGTAACTTATATGAAGGTTATTTTGAAGGTAAGACGGTTGGTCAAAACAAAATGGCAGATGTATTTGATAGCACAGCGATTAGTTCAACACAGCGATTTGCCAATAGAATACAATCAGGTTTATTTCCGCCACAAACTAACTGGTGCAGATTAGAACCTGGTAATGATATTCCAGACAAAAATAAAGGTGAAGTACAAGAAGTCTTAGATGCTTACTTAGATAAAATGTTTAGTGTCATTCGTACTTCTAACTTTGATTTAGCAATGGGTGAATTTTTATTAGATCTTTGTGTAGGCACAGGTGTAATGTTAATTCAAGAAGGCGATGAGATGACACCAATTCGCTATACTTCTATTCCAATGTATTTAGTTTGTTTTGAAGAAGGTGCAAATGGTCAGGTAGAAAATGTCTATCGCAGACTTAGACTAAAAGCAGAACAAATTTTAATACAGTTTCCTGACGCTAAACTTAATGAAACTTTAAAACAAAAAGTAAAAGACAACCCAATTGAAGAAATAGATTTTTTAGAATCTACGATTAAAGATTTAGAAACAGGTCATTATCATTATCAAATTATATATCAGCAAGAAAAATTTGAATTATTAGATCGTAAAATGAAATACAGTCCTTGGGTAGTATCCAGATATATGAAAGCCGCAGGCGAAGTCTATGGTCGTGGACCATTAACAACGGCAATACCTGATATTAAAACTTTAAATAAAACCAAAGAATTATTATTGAAAAACGCATCATTATCTATTGCAGGTGTATATACCGCAGCAGATGATGGGGTACTCAATCCAAATACCGTAGTATTGAAACCAGGTGCAATCATACCTGTAGCTAGAAATGGTGGGCCACAAGGTGAAAGTCTAAGACCTTTATCTCGTAGTGGTGATCCACAGTTATCACAAATTGTGATTGACCAATTACAAATGTCAATCAAGAAAATATTGTTAGATGAATCTATCCCAAGAGATGATATGTCAGCACGAAGTGCAACTGAAATACAACAGCGTATTCAAGAACTCGCACAGAATTTAGGTAGTGCGTTTGGTCGTTTAATTACTGAGGTAATGACACCGATTGTACAAAGAACTTTACAGATTATGGATGCTCAAAACTTGATTGAGCTACCTTTAAAAGTTAATGGTTTAGAAGTTAAGATCAAACCTGTTAGTCCGATTGCTCAATCACAAAACAATCAAGACATTAACAATGTGATACAGTTTGCTCAAATCGTTGCACAACTAGGTCCTGAAGGACAAACTATTTTAAAAATTGGTAAGATGGCAGATTACATTGCAGAAAAACTTGGTATACCTGCGGACTTAACCAATAGTGAAGAAGAACGAGCTATCATTGTTCAACAAACACAAGAACTTATCCAACAACAAGCGGAAGCTGAACAGGCAATGCAACAACCAGCAGAAGCACCAACTGAGGAGCAAATATGAGCTGGGATGAATTAAGTTTATTAGATGAACAAGCTATTGAACATAAAGAATTTATTAATGTAGTTGAATTGAATCGGCTATACGCAAGAGTTTTTAATACCGAAGATGGACAGAAAGTATTAAAACATTTAAGAGCTGTCACTATTGAACAACCAACTTTCATTCCTGGCGAATCTGCCAGTTATGGATATTGTAGAGAAGGACAAAACTCAATGGTAAGAGAAATTGAAAAACGCATAGAGAGGGCAAGAGGATGAGTGAAGAAAATCAAGCAGTAGAAAGTCAAGCGACTGAAAACGAAGGTTTATTAAATCAAGGTATTGAAGAAGTAAGAGAAGAAGAACAAGCACAACAAGATGCAAATCCTGAAGTGATTGAAGATGTCTTACGCAAAGATCCAGAAGAAGTAGATACAGCGATTGCTGCTGAAGGTGAAGAAGTTGAATACGACAGACCAGAGTATTTTCCTGAAAAGTTTTGGAATCAAGAAGAAGGTCCAGATATTGAAGGCTTGGTAAAATCTTACAAAGAAATGGAAAAAAACTTTTCTCAAGGCAAACACAAAGCACCAGAAACATATGATGTATCGTTTGCTGAACAATCTGGCATACCTCAAGATGATCCTTTACTAGAGAGATTTCAAGGTTGGGCTAAAGACCACGGAGTAAGTCAAGCAGCATTTGAAGCATTGGCTAAAGATTATATTGATATGGAGATGTCATCTTTAGAGCAATATAAGGTGGATGTGCAATCTGAAAAACAAAAGCTAGGACCTGATGCAGATCAAATTATCAAATCAACCGCACAATGGGCAAATGGTTTATTTAGCAAAGGTGTCTTTAACGAAGAAGAACTAGAAGCATTTAAAGGTGCTGCTGGTACTGCGGCAGGTGTTAGAGCTATACAAAAACTTAGAAGGTTTTATGGTGAAGGCAATATACCAACTGCACAACCAAGTGATGAAGGCGTACCAACATTAGATGAATTATATGCAATGGTTGGAACTAAAGAGTACAAAGAAGATATTAATTATCGTAACAAAGTACAAAAATGGTTTAAACAGCGTGTGCCTGACAATCCTAACGAAGATTATATTTTATAAAAAGTTGCAATCTTCTTAGTTTTAATTACACTATACCGTAAGGATAACAGTTTTCTGCCCTTGACTGCTTAGTAGCACGGAGGTAGGCGAACCTACAAGTAAGAAGCCCAAATGGACAACTTCAAGCGATAAAATATTAACTTATTGTAATATGGAGTAACAATATGAGTACATCAATCAGTACAAGTTTTGTCACTATATTTGATGCTGAAGTCAAGCAAGCGTACCAAGAAGATCGTAAACTTGCTGGGACAACTCGTGAGAGAGCAGGAGTACAGGGCAATACTTATAAATTTAATAAACTAGGATCAGGTGTTGCGAATTTACATATCGCACAATCTGATGTTACACCATTGAATTTAACACACACACAAGCTACAGCTACAATGTCAGATTACAATGCTGCTGAATATTCAGATATATTTACAAGTGGCAAAGTATTATTTGACGAAAGAGCTGAACTTGTTAAAGCACTTTCAATGGCTATCGGTCGTAGAATGGATCAATTAGTAATTGATGCGTTAGACGGTGCTGGTACATCTTTAACAGTAGCCAATTCTGTTGGCGGTTCTGCTTCCAACTTAAATGTTGATAAAGTATTATCTGCTAAGAAACTTATGGATGCACAAGGCGTACCTGCTGAAGATAGATATTTCTTATGTCACGCAAACAATATGGCGGCTTTTCTAGATGAAACAGATGTTAAGTCTTTTGACTTCAACACATCAAAGGCTCTTGCTGTAGGCACTGTAAATGACTTCCTTGGCTTTAAGTTCATTATGATGGGCGATAGAGATGAGGGTGGTTTAGCAGTTGATGGTTCAAGTGACAGAACTTGTTTAGCTTGGCACAGAAATGCTTGTGGCTTAGCTTTAAATATGGACAGAAAAACAGAAATTAACTATGTTGCTGAAAAAGCATCGTTCTTAGTGAACTCTATGTTTTCTGCTGGAGCTGTTGGTATTGATACCAATGGTATTGTTGAAATAACTTGTCGTGAATC